AACACGACACTTGCAACCGACATATAACTCTTTAATGCTTTTGGAATCTCTGACCAGTAACGATATAGGAACGAAATTCCAACCAACTTACCCAATTCCAAAGCACTTGCCATCACCATAGCAGAAACCGCTGCTCCTGCGAACAAGGTACCAATACCGGTCACAGAGAACAGTGCGGCACATCCTGCGATTGCTAAGGCAGTAAATGAAACTAGTGTTTTGAAATTAAAAAATTTACTCATATATACTCCAGAATGAAAAACGGGCCGGACTTTGTGGGTACCGACCCGCTATATTTTCAATGTCTCCTAAATCTTAAAGGGTTTTACCAGACATAACCGATGAAGATCACCTCCTCGTTAATCGGTTATGTGGTTTACACAGCAACTACACGTACAACCTATGCAACAACTGCACATACGAACCTCCGGTTGAGTGTGAATTACTTAATCGTAACCTTCTTACTTGCTGGCTCCTTTGTCAATTTTTGGATTGTTACAGTCAATAACCCATTATCAAACTGTGCTGCTACTGCTGAGGCATCCAATTGGTCACCGAGCTTAAATGAACGACTGAACGAACTACGCTTAAGTTCACGAAGCAGATAAACAGATTTATCAGTTTGCTCGTTCAATTGAGATGCACCACCTGAAATGGTCAAGACACCTTCCTTGACCTCAATATCAATTTCATCCTTCTTGTAACCCGCAAGTTCTGCTTCAATTGTCACAGACTCGTCATGCGAAATTACGTTGACCTTTGGATAGGCGGACTTTCCAAAAGGTTCTGCTCCCCAATGTTGAAAGAGTTCGGGGAAATCTCTACGGGCGATATCATCAAACATCTTATCAAAGGTGCTGATGAAATTGTCCCGACTGTTCAAAACCGTTGACCCGAATGGGCGAAATACTAAATGAGTCATAAAATGACCTCCTATATTATGTGACCTCAGTATTGAGCGTCACCGTTGAATGACCCCGCATTGTGCGCAGGTCTAATATAAATATAACCGTCCAACTGATTTTGAACGGTTATATTATACGTTAATTTTTAGAATCGTGAGTTGTCGTTTTCACATTGACTGGACATATGGTCAGCCCAATGGATGATTCGTGGGAGATTCGTTTTCATTGCGTAAGGAGCGTAATTAATCAGATATGACTTCGCCCCTTCATCATAAATACCATCTGACAACTTAATTCCCAACCATTCCTTTTGAGTAACTTCGATTCCGTACTTTTGGAGCAGGAACAATGCACGGTCGGGTACCTTCATATATTGAAGATTCTCGTTCTGCTTGTAAAGTTCCCCACGCTTCCGATGCCAATCCGAATCTTGGTCAACGTAATACGGACCTTCGGTGGGGTTACCGAGCTTACCCAAATCGTGATGGATAGCGGCGAATACCAGCTCTTGCTTGGTAAAGTCTACATCACCACCAATCTTCTTATAGACCGATGACAGATGAAGTGCGGTTTCCGTGACACGAAGTACGTGGTCAAGGTATCCACCGGGAAACGCATTGTGGAAATACGACTTTCCAGATGCAGGAGCGGTAGACAACTCCCCGTTGAAATCTTCGTACATCACCAAAAGCTTTTCTGAACGTTCATCAGCCTTGATGTATTCCATAAACTTGTTGTACAGCTCTTCCAACCTTTCTTCCGTAACCATTGTGTTTATCCTTGTTTAGTGTTGAAATCGTTTTTGTTGCCTAGTCCATAATTCAAATATAGTAGGTGCTGTCGGAATTTTCAAGAGGGTCATATTAATATCTTCTAATAGATGGTATGCCTTCTTGTTATTACACGAATTACAACAAGTGACCACGTTTTCCCAAATATCCCGACCTCCGATATGACGCGGCATTACGTGGTCCCGTGTAAGGAATTCTGAGGATTTGAGTTGTTGTTTATTACGACCACAATACTGACACGTATATTGGTCACGAATAAATAGATTTCGTTGTGTAAGAAGTGCTTTGGTCCGAAATACCATACGACCCTTTACGAAGTGCTTCAGCACTATACTCGTAGGAACAGGGAACGTCTGATTCGGTGACCGCACCACCAAGTCTGGATGTTCTTCTACAATCATCGCCTTACCTTCAAGATACAAGATAAGAGCTCGTTTGGATGAGACAATTGTAATGGGTTCGTATGTGGCATTTAGGACTACGCATCTCGTAGTATCCAGCCCCATAGATTACTCCGTTGGTTTATCGTTTATTACTTGTTCTACTTTCCACTTGGTTAACAAATCACGTGCGAATGCCGCTCCCATAGATTACTCCGTTGGTTTATCGTTTATTACTTGTTCTACTTTCCACTTGGTTAACAAATCACGTGCGAATGCCGCTTGTTCATACTCTTCAGCATTTGAAAAATGACCTATCGCATCTACCAGTACCTTTTCATAATCTGTTCTACGTACCATTGCGATATGTTCGTTGTGTTGACCAAATGAAAACAATTCAGTCTTGTCTTTCTTATGTTTAATAGCATTCGAGATACTCAACACCATATATCGATAAACTAATACTTCATTTTCTTTTAAAAAGGTTTGTATAGCAGAAAATGACTTTGTTGGTAACTTAAGCATTACTTTCTCCGTTTGGAGTTCTTTTTTGTCACCTTTTTCTTTGTTACTTTCTTTTCTTTCTTAGGTTTCGGCTCTTCGGGCTTAACCACTTCACCAGTATCCTTTCCCTTTTCAAATACTCGACCATCAGTATGTACGTAACGTGCTTTAAGCGCCCAACCACGAGGAAACTTTTCACCTTCTGGCTTTGGTTTGATACCTTCTGGTGGAGCGACTTGACGTTGAACACAATAACTACATGTTACTGCTTTAATATCTGCGGCTACTTCCACAGTATGCGTATCACATTCTTTACATACTAATGTTTTACGTCCTTCCGCAAGTAACTTTTTAAGCGATGTCGTAACCTTAGTAACTTTTTTCTTTAACATTATTTATTCCTATCTCGTTTCCATAGATTATATTTGATTCGCCATACTCTATTCAAATCCATTAAGTATTGGCGTGCCCACGATTCTTCTTGTACGTCTATTACACCTTGTTGAAAATCTCGAATAAGTTTTCTAGTTTGTAATAATTCAGTTAGATTTTTTGCTTCTCTTGTCTGATAATAAATATCTTTATATTCATCCAAGATACACTGACGCCGGAGAGATGTTTCGTATCCTTGTTCTTTGAAAAAGAGTTTACGAATTTGACCAAGAATTTTTTTGTACATGCGCTTCTCCAAAAAAATTGTAATTCGTAAACTTTATGGACCTGGCGGGAGTCGAACCCGCGTCCGAGTCTGCTTCCTATTAAGTTTTTATGTGCATAGTTCCTTATGTGTCTTAGTCCGATTCTCGAAAAGGAACAATCGTAAATCGGATGCAGAGTAGTTTTATTTGATGTTAGTTACCACTCATCTCTAACACTACACCACATATATGAACGATAGTAACCCTATGTGGGTCAGATTACTTCGTCAGGCTGCATTAAGCAGCGAGGGCTAATTGATTGCCAGTTGAAATTTTTGGTCTGTTTTACTCGTCTTACCAAACGAGACACAAAGCTCAATCATCTACATCCCGTCGAAACCATGACAGGCCCTATTTTACATCAAATATGTTGTCAGTCACCTTCCATATACCTGTAACTGCAAATACTCGTTGATACATTGAGATATCTTTGATACGTCTATTGGACGGGTCATATATCGTTCCGTCTTTTAACATTACCACCGCGTGCATTCCCGGTGGATTGGTTGACCACACATCTACGATATGAACTGGTGCGAACGGTTTGACCGGCCACTTCTTAATTAGTAACTTATTTGGTTCATATTCATGCGGAATGCGTTGAACTGCATATCCGTTTTTAGAAAGATATTGGTCAACAATGTCATCGTCAACCCCCTGATACCTGCCTTCGTTTTCCCAATGTTCGTAAATCTCTTTGATAATCCGTGTAAGGGTTTTCCCCGTGACCATCGCAAGACACGCTGGAACGCAACTATTTGTGATATTTGCTTTTACGTACTTAATAGGACGTTCCATAACCGCTCCGAAATCATAGACTTACTTAAATATCAGTTTACTTTCCGTTTCCTTCTTTTTGACGGGAAATCTGTTCCTTTAAGGCGTCTACATAACGTTGACCAAGAGAAACAGCCTCCTGCATAAGTTGCTCTTCCATCGGTAATACCTTAATTTCATTTGGATGCATATAACCTCCTTTGAGTGAATTAGGGGATTCCATCAAAAAAGACAGAATCCCCTTTAAAGAGCGGTTCCACGGAGTTGCACCGGACCTCCCGGCTGGAAGCCAGGTATGCTATCTATTACACCAGAACCGCAACTACAACCTATTAATTACTTAGCGTCTTCGCCAGTGGTTGGCGCTGCAACTACAGTTGAATCAGCGGTTACTGAGTCTGCTACTGGTGCAACTGCTGCACTGTCAACGGTGGTTTCTACTGCTGGTGCTTCTTCCTTTGCACCACATGCGGTCAAACCAACTACTGCTACTGCGAGTAAGAACTTGTACATTGTGTACTCTCCATAAAGGGTAAAGATAACCTACTTAAAGTTGCCCCCCGTGGATTCGAACCACGATTAGCGGATCCAAAGTCCGCAGTCCTGCCATTGAACGAGAGGGCAATGCGGGGTATGTGTTGAGAGGTATCAGCTCTCTTTACATTAATTAAGGCGGACACACATTCCGTCGAACTTCCCCGAACCGCCTCTGGTTTCTCCGTACTAAACCAGAAAAGGTAGTTAGACCTAACGACTCTAACACCCGCCCACTCCAATGTTTTTCCAATTCGCCCGAAGGCTGTTAACGAGGCGGAAAAGTGGGAAACGTCCTCGGATAGTATTAATGCTTACGCTTTCTATTCTTCCAACGATTACTGCGTTTCTTCGAGCCGATTTTTCTACGACCCTTACCGCACTTTTTTGGATGTGGCATGTATAACTCCATTGAACGTTCATACCGCCAAGGGGAATCGAACCCCTCTTACCAGAGTGAAAGTCTAGTGTCCTAGCCGATAGACGATGGCGGCGTATGTATCAATTATAAACCAGTCTGTTTCGTTTGTCAAGTCCTATGCTCTCGGTGGGAGTCGAACCCACATGCCTAAGCGCTGGAGTTTGAAGCCAGTGTGTCTGCCAGTTCCACCACAAGAGCGAAGAGCGGGTAGAGGGAGTCGAACCCTCGTCACCAGCTTGGAAGGCTGGGGTAATAGCCGTTATACGACACCCGCATATGGGTAGTGAGGGATTCGAACCCCCGACCCTCGCTGTGTAAAAGCGATGCTCTAACCAGCTGAGCTAACCACCCAACACTTTAAATATATAGGGGTCTGGTTTATTTGTCAAGGGGTCAATATTAAAATTTTATTAATATATTATATTCCGTTGGGAGTCATAGACCAGGTAATATGTATTACTTCCGTGTTTTTATTTAATATTTGCTCTACTCTATCTTGGAAATTCACCAAAGAGTCGCATTCTATTAATTTGTTATTAAATACATATTTAAATGTTCCGACCTTTTCCAAAACATCCGCTTTATTAATAATAAGGTCGGTGACTCCATTAATATTGATTGCCTTAATTACTCCATCAAGGTCTAACCACCGAACCTTACGTTTACGTCCCGTGGTTGCACCAAACTCACCACCAACTTCTTGAATCTGTTGAAGAATAGGGTCATTTTCATCTTGAAAGGTGGTCTTGAATCCCGAATACGTTTCATATGCCTTCATAATTCCAAATATCTTACTGATACTTTGTGGCGCGATGCCGTTCAGTATAGCCGAACCTACCGTACAATGTGAACTGGTTACATATGGGTAATCACCCCAATCAATATCAATCTGGAATCCTTGTGCACCTTCACACAGAACACGAAGGTCGCTTCCTCTGTTATAAAGATATTCGTACGCATCAATTACCCGGAAATCGGTAAACGAGGATGTATTAATATCACCAATGCGTTGTCCTTTACGGAAATACTTGTCACGGTATGCTGGACCGATACCTTGACGGGTCGTGCCAATCTTCATATCCAAACTATCTTCTTGAAGATGTTCTTCCGTGACAATATGTGCACGCTTGTCAATCATCACCAATCCATCAGTAAAAATACCGTGAGACTTTAATTCACGAATTTCTTGAACCAACTTTGGAATATTCACAACACATCCCAATCCGATAATACTTGGAATACCAAACAGTACACCGATGGGAACTTGATGCGTGACTACCTTCTGCCCATCGTGATACACCGTGTGACCAGCATTTGCTCCACCGTTATACCGAAGCACAAGGTTGTAATTCTCTGCGAGAGCGTGAGCAACCTTTCCCTTTCCCGTGTCACCCGCTTGTAAATCTACTATCACATCAGCGTAACTAATCATAACCTTTATTCTCCGTTAGATACTATCTAGTCTAATGACGACCTTCAAACCAAGTAATTCCTGCATGCTTCGCAACGTATTTTGGGTCAACGAACTGGTAAATTTTACCCGTCTTATCAATAAAATAGTGATAGGCTAATCTACGTCTGCGAAGTACACTATGTGTTGTTCTTGCATCCATCCCCGCCCCGTCATTGTGAATCACAATAACATTTCTGGTCGTGTCTCGTATTGTTTTAGATGGAAGCGGTAATCTTGTAATAGGTACCGTTTGTAACGCAAGAACTAATAAAATAACTTTATACATACGCACCTCCGTAAAATATAAAGTGAGGGTCAACGTCTGTCAACCCCCACTTAAATATATAGTTTTTAAAAAACTATTACTTCACTAATTCGTAGAATTCTTTGAAATGCTTGATACGGTCTGCTAATCCAATAGTTCCACCATTTACTTTCTTGGTGATTGCAGTTACGTCTGCATCAGTTGCACCCTTATCAGAAAGTGCGTTTAGTCCACGTGAATTCCAGAACCATGCTGCGGAAAGGAGTGGATACTTGGTTGCTACAAGGTCTGGGGTTTCAAGAATGTTTTCTGGAACAACCTTATCGAAAGCACCGTAGTTGTCCTTACCAGTTAATTGAATGTAACCACGACCGCGATACTTGTAGCCTTCACCAGTTGCTTCTGGACCATTTCCCATACGACCGCCATAAATCTTGTTTGCAATCTTTTCTGGCTTTCTTTCGTATTCTGCTGCGAGTGCATCAGTTGGAAAATACTTTGGGAAGATTCCACGAAGACCCTTTGCTCCGTAATTCAAGTTTTCGTTAACTGCCTTGAAGTTGCCAGATTCGTGACCGCATTGTGCGAGAAAATGGCAAAGACGGAGTGGGGTGTTGATTTGGAACTTGTCCATTACTTCTGGAATTTGTGCGATAACCGCATCAGGAACGTGACCCTTAAGCTTACTGATATCCATTGTGCTTCTCCTTTAGGTTATGGTTGTGAAACGTCATTCATTGTCCAGAATGTTAATTTCTGAACATACAATTCTGATGAGTGGTCTTTTGCATCCCCTGCTATTAATTTAAAAATTCCGTGTGGTAATAGCAAGGACAAAATACGAGTCCAACTAATTTTTCTATCGTATTCAACCGTAACCTTTCCACTACTACTGATATGATGCATGGTACCACAGTGATAATAAAATGGAACAAATGGAACCTTTGTTACTATATCACCGTCATTAACCCAACGATGGTGTGTAATTTGACCATTAAACTCATTGATATATGCCCGATTACCAACACGGGGACTACCGTAGGTAAATAAAGTAGGTACTCTCATACTAATGTCCAACACACATCTACGAGCCATCAACGTTGCCATTGCTGCACCTAAACTATGACCCGTGAACCAAATGTCTTTATTTTTAACTGGACTAATGTGTGATTTGATTGGTTCCCAAATTTTATCTGTGTAAGTGCGGAACCCGCGATGTACTTTACCAATTCCAGACCGTGAAGGAACTAATGCGATACTTAAATCTGCTTTAACATCAGCCCATTCCTTAACTTCTGTTCCCCGACAAACTACTACTACATCATCTTTACTTTCTACTACATATGCGTTACTACCTGCATTTCCATAATACGTGACTGTATCAAATCCTGCTTTTTTAAATAATTTTTCTCCTTCCTTTGGTTCTTGATATGCTAAATTACTGAGTCTTGCGAAAAATGCACTTTGTTCTGAAAAACTTAAATTTTTAATCATAACTACTCCTATAAAGTTACCCGTGAACCAATGAGTATGAAATGCATTGGTTTACCTGTTGACGGAACCATTACTCTGTGTGCGCCGGTCATACCAAATCGTTTAGTAATCTTGTAATCCACAGAGTTACCAATCATCGCACTTAATTCTTTATTAAATGTAAATTTAGTAAAATCATTATATGATACTGGTGCGCCCATAATAAAGATTTGCGGAGAAAGTGATGCTCGTTCATTTATTTGAATTGGATTATGCATCCAGAACCCCGCAACAGACGTAGCGTAACTAACATTTCTCTTACCAGAGTCCGCTGGAATTGCTAATAAAATCACGTTTGCACTAATACCTACCACACCCCACTTTGGGTCTGGTTTGACGATTGTTGCACCCGTCATATTCATCCACGTACCCTTGAGATATGCTGCGGTGTTTGCATATGAGGTAATATATTTTAACTTACCCTTATCAAACTTCATTTTTGAATAGTTTGCACTTATTGCACCTTGGTCAAACGTTAACCACAAAATACCCGTGACACCATAACTCTTGTCACCAGCCAAAGATGATTGTGATACACCTGTGGTAAACAACGCAGATAAACTACCATCTGGATTTTGACCAGTGGTGAGGTCCGACGCTACCATCAGTGGATTAACCCGAGCCTCACCTCTCTTCTTTTCTTCTTTTTTCTCTTCTTTCTTTTCGTCAGATTTTTCTTCCGATTTGGATTCTGACTTACTTTCTTCGGATTTAGATTCCGACTTAGATTCAGATGAAGATTCTGATTTAGTTTCAGACGAGGAAGATTCGGTTTTAGTTTCCGCAGGTTTGGATTCTCCACCACCCCCACCACCAGAACTACTTGGTGCGGGTTCCGATGACGAACTACTTGGTGCCGGTGTTGATGAAGAACTGCTAGATGGAGCGGGTGCAGCAGGAGCGGCAGGTGCTGCTGGTGCCGATGGAACTGGTGCCGATGCCGCCGCTGATGTTGCGGCGGAACTTGCTGCACTTCCTGCC